GACCTGACCTTGGCATCGATTTGTGGATCGTTGGTTATCTTACCATCGTTGATCTGGAGCTTGAAGAAGGTGGTGTTGACTGGAAAGAGACTGAGCATCAGCTTGGAGGCCATTACATTGACCCCCTTGGCTCCAATCGATTGCCACGGAGTTGGTAGCTTTTGACCATTCATTGAGCCCGTGGGCGTCAGCAAATGGGGAATGCTTAGGGTAGCACAGTCTCTAGCAGTATCAAGGAAGATCGTCCTGTCGCTAGATAGTCTTGCATACCTAGAAGCGGCAGTTTGACTTTCCATTGTTACTTACCGATGTTGAGTCCAGTCTGGGTAGATCCACCAGTACTGAGGGGAATACGCAGAGCTGAAGGACCTTGGGCTGCTTGACGAGCAGAGGCCCTCATGGATTTAGCAGGCTCTACCTGGGTAGGAATCTTGCTGGTGATAACCGGTTCCGGTGGAGCAGGAGGCTTCGGCGGAGGCGGCATTGCGGGAACGGAGGGGGCACCTAGGCACATGATTGTGTCTTTCCTTTGAGATAGCGGATGATGGAAATGGCCCCCGCTTGGAAGGCCAATGTTTTTTCTGGAAGAGTATATTCTGGATAGACATCTGGATACATCTGATCCAGTTCCTCAATCAATTTGATTAGATCAACCTGACCTCCAACCACACGGGTCAGAGGCAGGGTCTCTTCATCCAAAAACGGACTAGCCATACTGAGGAAGATCGGTGTTGGAGGCTTCAAAGAATGCCGGCATCCGAGCACGCTGGGTATCGGAAAGGCCAGGAGCCTTGCCTCGTTCGTAAAGGGAATCAGACTGCTTCAACCAGAAGTCCTTATCCAGATACTTGTTTTCCGAAGAAGACAAAGCATCCACTACCCATCCAACAGTCGCTCGGCGTAATCGATTGAGGCTTGATGTGGACTTGAGGCCCAGCTCGGAGCAGACCATTGAGTGGATGGCAACGTGAGTTTGCTCGTCTCTGCTGATGTCTGCTGCTGTGGTGCGGATTCCGATGTCTCCGTTGAATCGGAAGAAGGGAAGGATGACAAAGAAGACACTGCGTTCAAGGATGGCGGCCTTTAGGATGGGGTGTTCTGGAGCTTCTAGCCAGGCCTTGAGGATGTGCTGTGATTCTGCTTCGGCCTTTGGATTGGTTCCGTGAGCAGCAACAACATAGTTCAGGGCCTGATCGTGACGCTCTTCATCAAGTTGATTGGAGAGTAATGCCTCCCTTACACCAGGGGTTTTGGGGAGTTCTTTGTCCAATCCTTGCTGAAGGAACTCACGTACTGGCAGCTCCAGGTGACGGAGACAGAGAGCACGACGGATCGCCTCTTCTGCCCCTTCAACCAGTTTACCAGCTTGGACAGCAACCGGCGTCCATTTTCGTTTGCGGGCAATTACTTGATCATACGGCGATAGGATAGTCATTCTCCACAGGGAATACAGGGCTCATCAATCGGTTTAACTTTCGGACAACCACAATCAGGATCCACCTCCTCTTCAAAGGAGAACAGTTCCTTAAAGTCATCATCCAGGGCAGCCAGGGCATCATCCTTGGCTTGGGTGTCAGGCATTACCTGAAGAGCGTAATAGAGGGAAGTCTGTGGCGAGGTCAGCCAATTATCAAGGAACTGTTCATCGTAGGTGACCACATCACTCCAGCTGTTGAAGGAGTAGCCATGGAACAAACGAGTAGTGGTAAACAGACGGACGATGCCATCTGCCACCCGCTTGTAGTCATCCCAACCTACTTCCGAAGCAATCTCGCAATCGGACGGATAATCATACGACTGAACCCCAAACGTTCCCGAGTCACGATCAATGTGACGGCTAATAGGAGGAGCCAACTCTGGAGCGGTAGTGTAGCCCCGAAGATCAATGTTGCTGTAACTACAAGAAGCGGTAGGGGCAATAGCAAACGCCCGATCCATCTTAGCTTGACGGGCCAGCTGTGCTGCTGTGTCAATCGCAGTTGCAAGCTCGTTGACAAGGACTTCGGCTTTAGAGCCGGTGAGACGACGTGTGAAGTAAGCATCCAGGGCCTTTCCAAACTCTTTGTAGGACACGTTGTAGTATGCCAAGAAGTTTGCCAAACCCAAGATTCCTAAGCCTACCTGGCGGTCCACTTCTGGTGGTAGATATTCTCCTGTTTCTCCAACACCTGTCTGACCGTGAAGACTGATCAAGGAACTCATTCCTTCCACGAATGCTGGCACTAGGTCATCGACCGCACAAGCACCGAGATTGACGTGCTGAAGAAGACAAGTGCCACGACTAGGAAGATAAACCTCAAGGCAGACATTTCCATAGATTCGTTTTCCGTTGCTGTCGTAGCGGATCTTGTTAAGCCAGAGGTCGCCCTTCTTGATTCCATCAAGGGTAGCTGCTACCAGTTCTGGAGAAGCAACATCAAGAAAGTTCTTGTCAACATTGAGGCATCGCTTCACCCACGCAAGATCTGAACGACTGGCACGGATGAAATCAATAGCATCGGGATGAGTATAGTCAAGATGACAAACAACAGCTCCGTTCTTGTAGACTCCACCACGTCTGAGCGTTTCATTAAGAGCAGAATAGATGCGAGCAAAAGAAACAGGGCCAGACGCAGTAAGACCACGCCCATTATCAGCGCCCTGCGGACGAAGCTTGGAAAGGTGAACAGCAACTCCAGCACCGTTACGGAGAGCGTGTGAGACAAAGCGCCAAGAGGCTTCAATGCCTTCGGGTCCCTCCATGCTGTCCTCAACGACAAACACGGTGCAACTGACGGGAAGGCGAGACTCCGGATTGTCGATCCACGATTGAACGCGGCCAGTCCGGGCGATGGTGTTAGGGAGGTCTCCCAGGTCAGCGTAGCTGGTCATACGAGGTCGTCAAGAATGGGTGGTTGGTAGTTGGGCCCCTTCATCACTTTACCATCTGCTCGACGTTGGGGCTTCCCATCGACCAGTTTGCTCATGTTTGATTCGAACACCCTTCTCATAGCGGTGTCCAGGTCCCAGCCACGAGCGGCTGCGTATTGGTAGCAGACGAACACGAGGTCTGCCAGCTCCTTTAATTGGTCCGTAATAGGTGTATCACCATGCTCATCATCAAAAGCATAGTGCCACTCATTGTATTCCTCATCAATTAGCCGGGCTTGAAGCTCGTGGACATTCTCATCCAGAGTGTTGATCGGTTGCTCCATCGCCTGTCGGAAGGTGATGGCCTGCTGAAGCAGTGATGGGCTGATCATCGATTGCGACCCTCAGAGACTTGAGCAATCTTCTTTTCGATGTAGGCCTTTGCCTTCAGCAGATCATCCAGCTCTGACTCATAATCTTTATGCCCTGCTCGACATACATACTTGACAACATTACCACAAAGGAAGTCCAGGTTCTGGTCACTGATGAAGTCCCAAACCTGAACCTTGCCACGCTGATAGTGAGAGGGGGAATACTTAGTCACGGGGTTGGAAGAGCTCTTTGTAGGCTGGGTTGGTTCGGATTTTCCAGAGGGAGTAGGCGTTCCAGATTCGGCCCACGGGTCCTCTACGGTTGAAGGCTTGTCGGTCGAGCCACAGTCGGAATCCAAGAACTCTCTTAAAGACTTGTAGACGGATTGCAATTCTTGAGTTTCGAAGTAGTAGGTCCACATAATGGAAAAGGTTTCTATCCAAAAAGTAGAGAACAATAAGGACCAGACTGATCTCTAGTCCAAAGGTGAAACGTGTGGCGTCCATAGGATGGGTTCCTTTGTGGTTGAGTTGTATTCGCCCGGACGAAGGATCCTAGCCAGACGAGCGTTGAGTAGGGCGTCCTCCTCGGTGAGTCCTGCCTTTTCGTAGGCAGTAACCACAGCATCCCATGGATCTTGGGCCTTGTCAAGGATCTTCTTGGCCCCTACGGAACCAACGCCTGGCACTCCTTTGTAGCCATCCACTGGGTCTCCAGTCAGGCACTGGGTCCAGAACCAGTAGTCAGCTTCCTCTGGGGTCACATTGACCTCGCTGTCCCCATTGAAGAGGCGGCAGGAGATCTGCTTCATGTCTTTATCCGGGCTGACCAGAATAAAGTCAGAAGGATCAAGGTGACACTCCAGACCAAGAGCATCATCAGCCTCCAGATTAGGGTAACGAACAGTTTTGTAATGCTTGGCGCACCATTCCAGAAGGCGTTTGTATCCTACCGGTTTGCGCTTGGTTCTTTTACCCTTGTAGTCAGGAGACAGGCTCTTGCGGAAGTTCTTGGTATCAGAGAAGTAGAGGGTGATGTGGTCGCTGTCGAACCGCTTTCGGAGGTTGTCAAGCTCACCCTCAAAGATCTCAAGAACGATCCGGAAGTTGCTAGCAATGGTGATCAGATCATCACCCCAATCCAACTCGATCTCTGCTGATTGGCAGGCTCGATAGGCAAAGAAGTCAGCATCAACCCTAAGATGGGTATCAGTGACATTCTGCCCACGAAGCTCCTTCTTTTGCTTCAGACGCGAGGGGGACGCGGAGTTTGTAGTATTCCCCCGCTTGGACGATCGACCATTCGAGTTGGAACTTGGCATCATT